TGCTGCTCCACCTGATTGACCAGATCGTTGATCTCATTTTTCATTTTCATCAACCTTTCGCTGATCTGACTTTTTCTTTAATGCCGCAATGCACTGCGCTTTAAAATCTCTAACTTTAGTCATTGTACCCAAGCCTCTTCATTTCTCGCAGCAATATATCATAAGCCTCGTCATATTCAGCTTTCTGGCCACCCTGCCCGCTCATTGCTCTGGGTGTAAACTCAGGATCTCGCACCATAAATACAAGATCCGGCCTGCCTTCGTTAAATCTAGCATTGGCCTTCATAAATTCATCTACGGCCTCGTCTCCGATTTCGGATCTAAACATTTCTTCGTCAAACCCAACGCGAGATACTGGTTTAAACCCAGCTTTGCCGTAAAGATTGGTAAGCTCAGTGTCAAACGCGTTCAAAAATACGCCGCCGTCATCTTTAGCTCGCTTCAATGCTTTGCCGGCAAAACCTTTCATCTTGGAGTCTTTACTCTTAACCAGCGAAACAATTTCGCCTTCTGGTGAAATTGCATAACCAGCGTCAGCATTCGGGGAAGCCGTCATGCTCATACCTTTATAAGCTTCTGGCTCATAAACGCTAACCTGAGATCCAAGCGGCCCCTGACTGTCTTGAGCATCAGCCAAAATCCCTTGAAAATATTTTCTGCCCTCTGGCGTCTGAGGTATATCAACAAGCTCCGGAGATTGACGCGCGTTCCTATATGCCGCCTTTAAGCCAGCACCGCTTCCGGCAATATCCAAAATGCTTAGTGCCGCATTACCAAGCGCAGCGCCGCGATTGCCCTGCGCCGCCTGCGTCAAAGCCTCTCCCGCCATCAAGCTTCCAGCAACCATCGGTGTTGCGTTGGCAACGCCGAGCGTTTCTAAAAATGGAAGCTCAGATTGTGGCCGCGCAAATGGCCTGCCTAAGATCCCTTCGCTGGTGCGGCGCGCCATGTAAGGCGAAAGCCCCGTTCTCTGCAGGCCAGACGTTAGCCCCTGACGTGCGCGGCCAATAAACCCTTCAGCCGGCGCAGCGGAAAGACGCGCTGGCGGGTTGGTAACGGTTACCTTTCCTGTCACAGCGTCTTGGATGACAACAGAACCGTCCGGCTGCGTGTAGTACCTATTCTGCATCTTCATCCCGCTCTTCTGTAACTTTAACGTGATATCCACCCTCGAATGATCCGTCTTCGACCTTACTGATGATTTCTATGTCAAAAGACGGGTTGTCCTTAAATAAAGACATGCCAAAATCGTTCATTTTCATTTCATACGTCAACGTGATCATTGGATGCCCCTGTCTTGAAAATAATTTAATATGTCAGATTGGTTCTGATTTTGCTGTACCATCCCCGCAGCTCCCAGCCCAAATATGGGGATTGACCCGCGCACCATTCCTTTCACGACGTCTTGCGGCTTCATGCCCGTCACTGAGCTTGTGCGCTCAATGGCTTCGTTTACAAACTGGATCATCGGCTTTCCGATTTTTCCTGATCCGCCATGCCATGCAACCTCTTGAAACCCCATAGGCGTGGTGCGATTTTTATCGGCCAGCTCCACAGCCACTTCTTCAACGGCGCCATATGTATTGGGGGTTGGTACGTTCATGCCGTATCCCATTGTCATCATCTGCTCGTCCATGGTGGCTCGGTCAGCGGCGCCTTGAAAATTTGTTGAAAAATTGAACCGCTTTGGGTTGGTTCTGGGGTTTATCTCTCCGGCAGCCTCAACCTTTCTGGCTTGAGCGGCATTTGTTCCCAAAAACCTGCCGCCAATAGGATATGGAAAGTCAAAAGCTTTTTCCGGCAGGTTTGCGCCCTGCACCTTTCTGAAATTGTCATATGTGGCCATAAGCAGGTTTGCCGTTGGATCTGCGCCGCCAGTCCAAGCCGCCATCGGGTCAGCGAACATCGCCGTAAACATCTTACGACCCTGCTCTGGGCCATATTCATCGATAAACTCTTTTTCGAGCTGCCCCATAAAATACCAACCTTGCGTCTCGGGGATATCCAATCCTTTTAGATACGCCTCCTGCAGCCGCTTTTTGCTTTCTGGGTTGTTGTAAATTTCTCTATATTTTTCAATGGTTTCCTGCTTGGCGGGCAAAACCTGCAGCGTTTGATTTGGCTGCGAAGCAATTGGGTAGTTTTGCCTATTGACCGGAAACCTCTCGGAAACATCAAAATACGGGTCATAGTCACCGGCGTTAACCCGTTTGACCGCAGCATCGCGAGCTTTCTTTACCTGTTTTGCTTCTGGGCCAAGCTCCTTAGCGAGATATTCTTTGCCCTTTTTCTTATCAAACTTGAGAACAGGCGGCATCACTTCTGGGTATCTGCCGCGCATTGCCGCTCTGATGATGTCGTCGAGTATGCTCATTTTCTGTTCCTAAAATAATCAAGTAAACCTGACATGATACCGGTCATGCCGCCTATACGACTGCGCTGATCTCCAAGCAATGCTTCTCCGACAGCGCGCGCGCCAAATTTGGCGGATTGGCCGTAATCTTCCTGCCTCGCCAGCTCCATGGCATCGTCAAACAAACCTCGCGACCGCATGGCAGATTTTTGCGGCGTGGGCATCATAGAGGCCGATTGCGACAGGGATGCGCCGACACGCGGGCCCATTCCCTCAAATAATTGCGCTGCCACCGCCTGATTGGCGTCAGCGGTGTATGGATCGCCGTAAAGGCGTGAAAACTCGTCAAGAGCGCGCGCAATCGTAGCGTCGGAGTACAGAAACCCCTCCGGCCCGTCTTGGCGCATGGCGAAAGCGTTTTTATCGTCGCCAGTGCGACGGGCATATTCTGCTCTCAGCTCCATCGTATTCATCTTAACACTTCCACCTTCTGCGTGCCGCCTTGCCGCGTTCACCCGTCCAGCCGCGTGAGCGGGCGCAGAACGACTTTTTACGCGCTTTTTCTGATTTCGTTTTGGGGTTGGGCGCCGGCGCTTTTAACTTGCTGCCGGTGGCCTTGTTGTACTTCGCGCGCCCCTTGGCGGTCAAACCGCCGCCACGCTTCACCGAAAGCTTCTCGCCGCGCCCAACAGATAAGCTTGGGCCTGATTTGCGCTTGGTCGCCATTACGCCCTCTTCACTGCGCGTTTTTCTGCAGCCGTGTAGGACGCGCGCTTCTTGCCGGAGCTGGTCGCCTTATTCTTGGCGCGAGATCCGGCTGCCTTCTCGCCGGCGGACAGGCTTTTGCGCGCTGATTTGGGCAGATAACGGCTTTTCTTCTTTTCGCCCGTATATCCCCAATCCTGCTTGCTCCACTTTGACAAGCTGTTGCCGCTGCTCTTTGAGCCAGAATAACCGCCGCCGGCTTCCTTGTAATACTTTGTGGCGAGCTGCATAGCACGCGCACTATGCCCGCCCATCTTCGCCTTAGCTCGCGCCTTCGACTTTTCCCATAGCTTCGGGTTGGTCTTCTTCGCCGTCGCCATCTACGCTCCTTCGCCCCACTGGACGCACTGATAATCCATTGCGCGGTATGCAGGGAACATCTGCCGCGCGTATTCGAGCCCGCTCGGTATGGACTGGATGCACTGGCTCTCGCTCTGCATCACGGGGCTGCCAAACGCAAAGCAGCCACGCTCGACGCTGCAAAGCAAAAGCAGCGCCGTCCACATTACTTCTTGCGGGCGGGCATCGTCCGCTTTGTCGTTGTGCCGTACTGCTTCGACTTCTTCGACTTCTTCTTCTTTCCCATCGCAGCGGCGGCGGCTTTCTTGCCTGCGGCTGTGTACGGGTACGTTTTCCCACCTACATTTGGCATAAAAATCTCCATAATAACTCGCTACATAATACCATTAAAACGCCAAAAAGAAACCCCGCGCGCTGGGAGGGCGTTCGCGGGGTTCAAGTTGCGCGGGCACAGGGAGGAAAACCCGCTTGAGGTGCAGACGTGGACGTCGAAACCACTCTGAGCAAGACCAAGGTAAACTTTTTTAAAAGAAAATGCAAATAGCTGCATTTAGGGGGTTGTACCTATGTTAACAAAATGTTAACGTCAGGTATAAATCAACAGGGGCTGCGGCTCCGCAACGCTCGGGAGGGCAACATGACCAAACTAAAAATCAAATCAATCAACCACGGCGAAACCAAAGCGGATAAAAACCGCTACTGCGGCCCCGCCGTCATCAGCGCCGTCACAGGCATGACCACCGGCGAGGCTGCGCGCCTGATCCGCCACGTCAGCGGGCGCAAGTCTATCAAAGGCTCTTCTGTTTGGGAGGTGACGCGCTCCCTCGAAATGTGTGGCGTCGATAGCAAGCGCGAAAGCTTCGGCCTCGCGCTGGGCCGCAGCAAAGGCCCGACGCTGGCGGCGTGGCTCAAGCACACCGTCAAGCAGCGCACCGCCGACCGCGTATTCCTGATCGTCGCGGGCTGGCACTGGCAGCTTGTGCAAGGCCGCCGCATCGTGTGTGGCATCCTCGGCGATCCCACTTCGATCCGCGACAAGCGCGTCAAGCGCCGCGCACGCGTCGCCGAGGTGATCGAGCTGCACTCAATGGGCGCGATCACCAAGCCCATGGCAGCGGCCAAGCCAAAGCGCGCAGCGCAGCCTGCCGACAGCGACCGCGCTAAGGCAAAGCGTCTGGCCGCCAAGCTCGGCTTCACCATCGAAAGCCAATACGACACATATTTCGACGGCAGCCGCCAATACATGTATTGGATCGACGGCGCCGACAAATATGTCGATGAAGGCGTGGTCGAGTATTCGTGCCACTACTCATGGTACGACGTCCTCGACAGCCTGCAGGCCATCGAGGCGCACAAAGCCTAAACGACCCCGCGTATGCCCCTGCGAAGGGGCGCGCCCCACCCTCCAACCTTAGAACCAAAATGCATCGCCGTGTGGTCTGTCGCCAAAGACAGGCACACGGCGTCGGCGCGATCTGGTGAGGCAACGCGCCGCTTCTTCATGCTATCCTTGCTCTCGACCTGCATCTTTCCGCTCGACGTAAAGTGATATCGCGGCGCAGCCAGCTCAGCATATAACGCGTCGTCACGCGGCAGCTTAACATCCATTCCCTCCAGCCACGCCTTCGTCTTAAACCACAGCTCAGCGCGCAGGTTCACATATGTCTGGTTCGCCGCAGCGCGCTCCGACACGTTCAAGCCACGCGCCGGCAGGCCGATCTCACGCAGCCGATCCAGCACGCCAGCGCCGAACCCGTTGCTATCCACGATGATCTCCTGCGGGCGCTTGTCAACCGGCAGCGCGTCATATTCCGCCTTCACGGCGCCCGTGAGCTGCATCAAATCGAGATTGCGCCACACGCTCAGCGGATGCACGACGGGGCCCTGACGCTTAGCCAAGACAGACGCATCGCCGCCCTGACGCGCAACATCCAATCCCCAGATGCTCGCCGTGTTCTCATGCACACGCACGTCGCTGGCCATGGCAGCCTCGATCAGCGAGACAGGTATCACCGTGTCCTCCTCGGACGGCGGGAAATTGCCAAGGACGCGCACATGATAGGCGGGGCTATCGATTCCGTAGCGGCGCTGCATATCCTCCACAAAGTCATCGCTGACGCGCGGGCTATCAACGCAGGAGACATGCATCGTGTGCCAGTCATCGCGCAGCCGGTTGTGCGTCTCGTAGAAGAACCCCGTGTTACGCGTGGGGTTGCCCGTCAGCACCGTCGTCGCCGTGTGGCCCGACATCGACCCACTGGCAGCCTCAAACACCGCCTCGGGTATCCCGCTGGCCTCGTCAGCCAGAAGCAGAACAGAGGGGCTGTGAACGCCGGCGAGGGCCTCGGGCTGCTCCGCCCGTGACGTCCTGCAACTTATGAACGTGCTCTCGGGGTGGCTCTTCAACTCAATCCGATCAGACTTCACCTCCAGCAAACTGTCAAACGGCGGCTTCAGCCTCTTGGCCAATGCCTTCATCTCAGCGAACAGCGCGTCAAATAGCTGCGCGCTGGTGGGCGCCGTGACAACCGTCTTGCTCGGCACGCGCATCAAAACGTGCCACAGGGCAGCCATGGCAACGCCGGTACTCTTGCCAACGCCGTGGCCGCTGCGCACGCTCACGCGGCGTATGGCAGGCGCTGAGACGGCGTCAAGCAACTCAACCTGCCACTCGTCGGGCTCGATGCCAATGACCTCCTCGGCAAAGCGCACAGGGTCATCACGATAGCGACGCATAAGCGCCAGAAACGGGTTATCGCTGGGGGTGGGGGTGCGGGTCATTTTTCGCGTGGCTCCTATTTTTCGGAAAACGTGAAGGGGTGGGGGGTATGGCGGGGGTGCGTGGGGGGGTCATTGCAATTGCACCCCGCCGCGCCGAAAGAGGGGGGGGGTCAAACCTGACCATCCGGTCAGGATATAGCCCCGAAAGCGTCTGGAATCGCATAATCGTTATTATGTTAAATTTATTATGTAGCAATATCAGCATGTTAGCGTTTTACAACCATTTAAAGTTGTATCGTTGCCATCGTTTCCGGCGTAAATTCGCCCCAATCTTGACCGCTTGGTCAGGTTAATGTATCCGCACGCGCGCGTTCGCGTCTCTGCATTGATGCGCAAAATCGCCATCAATCACCACCCTCGTCCACGATCTCAGCGTCCTCGACGTCGTCCAGATCGCCGAGCAACTCCGCTGCCTGCGCGTGCAAGTCGTTCACGCTGATGTTGATTGCGATGTCCTTCTGACGCACGTCATATTGCTGGTTCAGCTTCGACGCGATCCACTTGTCCGTGTCCACCTGCAGGCGCGACACGTTCACTGTCGCCGGATCTGCTTTCTGCGCCGTATCAACCGCGCGTGACGCGAAGAAATGCCCAGCGGCTTCCTGCGCCGCTCTGTAGCGATCCTTGCGCCCACGCTCAGCGTCGAGCCACTTGTGCCACAGCTTCCAGCCTACATCCAGCTCGCCAATGATCGTAGACACGGTTTCACCGCGCGCCATCCTCTCGAACAGCGCGTCTTCGCCAACCGCATTGATCGCTGCGATCTTCGCCTTGCCAATCTCACCCATCGCCAGCCTCCAGCTCACCCGCTATCGCAGCATATCCGCACACGTCCACCCAATTGTCCGAGTGATCGCTTGAGCGCGACCGCGATACCTTGAGCAGCACCATCATCGCCGCCACGTCCACCTCCGTCACGGGCACGCCAAGATACGCCGACCACATGCCAGCGATCCTCGCGTGGCTGTCCTTCGCCGACCCGTAGGTCGCCTGCCTGTCGCCCGTGATAAGCTCACCGGCTGTGCGTAACACGTCTTCCCTCGTTACCATGGAATATCATCCTCTATGTTTCCGTTGCCACTTTCATCCACCACACGCGTCACCTTTGCGTTGGGAAACGTCTCAAACGCTTTCTGCAAAAACGCCTCACTGAAATGCTGCTTTAGTATACACGCCGCATCCTCGAACGAATATACCACCCACTGCGGATGCTTCTTCCGCAGCTCAGCGCATCCCTGCCTTGCGAAGCACACGATTTGCCCGTCATCTACCTCCACGCACCAAGCGTGAGGCGACAGCGGCTTGTGCCCCGCCTGCGTCGCCTGCTCCTCCATGCGCTGCCAGCCAACCATGAGCTGCGTGGCAATCTTATTCGTCCGCACGGCATCCTTATCGACCACTGCCTGCTTGAGCGCCTCATAGGCTGCCTCGAACTTACCTGCCAGCTCAGGCGTAACCAGAGACGGCAGTGTATCACCCCACCGCTCCGTCATTTCCCGCGCCACCCGATCCAGCGGCTCAAGCTGACCCCAGACCGACGCCGGTATCGGCTCCGTTCTTTCACCAACCGTAAAC